ATATATTACTCACAGCGAGTCGTCTGTCAATCTCTTGATGATAAGCTTTGTCACCACTACGATAACGTGGGTCAGACTGTGCTCGTGCTAATTCCTGCATACTCTTAAAAGGCATAGTGGAAGAACCGCTTACTGCTCCCTGTACCAGCTTAGGTTGTGTTGCACCTGTAGCATTTTGATACCTAGCGTACAATCCTTGCACTGCTAACTTCGCTTGGCTGATCGTGCCTGATGTGACAGCTTCGTCAAATGCGTCGATCTCTTCCTGCGGTAAATGTTCGTTGGCCCATTCAGCCATCGCATCGTAGCTATCACCTGCGACTCCTTTGATCTGGGCTTCTTCTGATTGCAACAACGCCTGTTGACCAGCTGCGTAACTATCGACAAGATCACGTGGTAATCCTATCCCTTCAAGTTTCTTATAAGTGTCTTCAGATAGCTTACCGTCATTCTCAAAGAACTCCTTACTAGCTTCCACAACAGCTTCATTATAATTACTAGCTTCTTCTTTGTTGTCATCATCGGTTTGTTCTTCCTGTTGTTCTTCGGGTTGTTCAGTTTCTTCAACTTCTTTTGTCCCTTGTCCCATTCTTTTTTCAAGCTCCGCATATGCCTGTGCCATGTCCTCCGCTGATTTAAACTTTTCAGGAAGCCATTCAGGACGTTCCGTTGTTTCCTCAGCTTGTGGTTCCGCTTGTTGTTCTTCAGGAGTTTCAACCGTTTCGTCAACGGGTTCGATCTCATTCGGTGCTTTTTCATTTATCTCTACTCGGTGTAATTCAGCCATGATAGTTTACTCTTCGGGTGGTGGTTGTTGTGATGCCATGTACTGCTCCTGTGCAGCATTGATAGCAGGTGCTACGGCAGGACTGCCCAACTTCATCATCATCTCTTGTTGTTGTTGCATCTGCATAGCTTGTTGAATCTCTTCTTCCGTCTTGATCAGTCCTTCAGTTTCTATACCAAGAGCAGTAGCACGACGCTTGAAGTAATCGGATACATTCAGATACTGTGTCACTGCTTGTGGTCCTACTACCTGATTAGCACCTGCCAAGAATAAATCAAGACGTTGTAAATCATTACCACGACCAAGTGCTTCAACACCAGTAACGATAGTAGGTTTAACAATATCTTTAGGTAGCTTAGGCAGACGCTTGTCCTTGGACATACGATCCATCAGACGACTGACGATAGGTAGTTGTAGCTCCTGTGATAAGAGAGAGTAGAGACCGCCAAGGGCAGCTTCCAGTTCTTGACTGAGCATTCTTATCTCCTCAGCGGTCACTCTCTCGGCATCTCTAACAACCCCTGATGTCAGTAGAAAGGCTTGTGATAGACGATCCGTAATCCCTTGCATTGTTGCTTGAGCAGTACGGAAGTCATTAAATTTATTAAGTTGTAAAACGGATACGTCTCCTTCAGACCCTTGTACGATTGCACCGTTAGGAGCTTCAGCCAGTGTACGTGAACGTGTTGTACCGTTAGGATTAACCATGAACAATACTTTAGCTGCTGCTGCACTACCCTCTACGATAGCTTTAGTCAGTGCTTCCAACGACTTGATGTCACCGATGTATTCCTCAACGAACCCACGTCCGTAGTCTTCTCCGTCTATTCTTGTGTAACGTAACGGTAACCAAGGAGACTTATCTATCGGATACGATCCAATACTCTCCTCAATAACGATACCCTTGACGTCTTGTTGTACATTAAACTTGTCTCCCTCTCTAACGATGGAGGTGTACAGATCACAGGTGTTTTCTTTTTCCTGACGATATACTTCTTCACGAACACTCTCAGGTAACATCATAGGTGCTACCGTTTCTTTGACAGCTATGTGTGTAACGTTACCCATTGGATCACGCTTAACAACGTAACGATCCAAACGAAACACTCTCATGCCTCCTTCATCAGGTAAGTACAACAGACTGTTACCACTGATAAGAAGATTCTTTAGTGCTTGGAAGATACCGTTCCTAAAGTTCTGTACTTCTACTTCCTGTGATACACTACGCTCAACATCCGCTAATGCTTTCTCTAAGTCCGTCCGTAACTGCTCCGCTCCCTCTGGTCCCAGTTCAGCTTTTGCTTTATCTAATTCGTAGCGATCTATGACCAACCGAAAGAACGGAGCGTTGGGCGGTAGTAGGGCAAGTAAAAGTTTAGACGATAGATTAAGAACACCACGTGCTCCTATGCCTTGATAAGGTGTGTAGTACTTAGTAGCGTAGTTGTGACCGTCAGGTGGTAGGACATACGGTAGTGTTAACTCAGATGAAGTACGACCACGATCTAAGAACGACCAACGTTGATTCTCTAGACTGTGATATAAACCTTGTGCTGTCTCTTGCATCTATTATGTCCCCGTGTAGTACTGCCAGTTCGTACCATCGTAGACATATAAACGAACAACATCAGATGCCATGTAAATCGTACCAACCGGGTCACCTGATCTAGCTTCTATGTTTGCTTGCGTGTCGTAGTAGGCTTGAAACGTGGCATCAAAGTTATCTAAAGGATAAGTAGTTCCCCAACTTGGTATTACAAATTGTGAAGGTTGGTTAAACTCTGATGGCGAGGGCATGACTTATAACCCGTCAGTTGTACCAGTAGCAAACACATCGTAACTACCGTCAGTGTAAGCTGTGATTGATCCTCTTATTTTTTCGTAGTGTCCGTGGTCATCTCTGATGAGAGTGTTGCCAGTGGCAGTGATGACTCGACTGTCTACAGTTCTCCACACATTTCCAATGTACGCTTCGATAGCTACAGTAGCTCCTGAAGTTACACCTGTGGATTCTATACAGAACGTCCATCCCTTAGACCTTTCGACATTGAATGAACTACCTGCCCCAGCTGCTGAAGCTGATGAAAGTAGAGTATGTTTTTCGAGAGAGCGAAGCATGATGTTAGTTTCTCCTTATTATTGATTGTTATTAACTTGAAAGTTGTACACCTGTACCGCCACTACCACCCATAGATACGGACGGACGACGAACTGTTAATTGTGATGTACCTCTACGACGCTTCTGTTGTGGCTGTGCCTGTCTAGTAGTCACTGCTTTCTCTGCTAAAGGTAGCGGAGGAGGAGGCGGTGCTGGAGGCGGTGGAGGAGGGGGAATGTTAGGTGCTGACATACACATGATTAGTCCTTGGTGATAATGTTGTCTTGAAGTTGTTCGTCGTATATTTGTTGTAAGTAATTAATTACACTACGTTGTCCTACTTTAAACCATACCATTCTATCGTCGTCTGTCAACAGCGGACATTTATCCGGGTACAGCTTGTCAAGCTTATCTATTAAATCTTTGCTAAGTGCTGGTAATACTATTTCTTCATTCATACGCCACACATCCCGTCGCATTCTTCCATCATAAAATCAAAAGCTTCTTGTCCTCTTTCAATATCTGTAGACAAATCCACCTCATCTAAAGGTACTCTATCTTTATGTAAGTACAGCTTTTGTTTTGTATTGTAAACACCGTTTCTTATCTCTTTATCTAGCTCTACTGCTTTCTTAAACTCTTCAGGCTCTTCGTCTTTAAGTCTTCTCCATTCTTTATTAGAGTGATAAGGACAGAACCAACAAGCAGATCGTGGTGGTTTCTTGTAACCGTTTTCAACTATCCATTTCTCACATTGATAACGATGTATCCTCTTCTCTATCAACGGGAAACGATGTTCTATCCAAGACTCCCTAGATTCTTTCATGCGTTGTATTTCGTCTAAAGATATACCAATCCATGTAGTAACAATAGGTTCTTTAGGTTTCCTGCCTTGCCATCCTGCGATCTCTTTAGTCTTCCTAATGATAGGACGTATCTTAAAATCAACAGTACACGTTCTCATTAGTATGCCTGTTTCTGTATGGAATGGAGGATTAGAACAACGCTTACCTGACGTACCACGCTTAACATCTTCAAGCAATCCATCCTTTTCCATCACTCTGTATACAGGGAATGGTAGCTGTGTTTCTAAATAATCAAGATAGTCGTACACACTTTGAGGCTCTGCACCCACATCACTGAATATCGCACAGTCTGGCATCGGAGTTATTTCTCCTTTTGCTGCCATTAACGCTAACGCTGATGACTGTACCCCTGCCCCTAAACTAAGTATATGTTTCATTCTCTATATCATCCAATTCTATTGGTAAATTACCTTTGTTTATTTGATCCTTTGTCCACAACCACGCTGACGCATTCCACAAGATAGCACCCGCATGATCCTCCGATGTGTCCCCGTCAGCCAACGCTAACAGATGTCTGAACATACTGTCGTACAGTCGTGTTAACGGGAATCCTTTTCTCCAGTTGTTGTCTCCGTAAAGCTTGCCGCCGTCTTCAAATCTTTTGGCGAGACTGCGTAAGGCGATTGGAGGAATAAGCGAGGGTCGTCCCCGTCCAATGTCCCCGTCACGTTTAGCCCCTGTGGTGAAATCTTTAGTATATCCTTGGTTTGGTAGTT